CAAAACGCCTCTTTTGTAGTGAGCTTTTTAAAACTTGATGAAAAGGAATGTGAAAAAATGGCAAAAAAAGAATTTAAAGTCCCAAATGCTAATGAGCTTATGGGGCAAATAATAGCTTTTAATGAGAAAAATGGCACAAACTTTGGCGAAGAGTTGGCTAATGATTTTATAGGTTATTGGGATGCTAGAGAGTGGAAAAGAAATGGAAAAAGAATGTCAAGCATTGCAGGAAGTCTTTATACTTGGCTTAAATATGCTAAAGAAAACGAGCTAAGAAAAAATCAGCGTTTTAACAGAAAAAAAGAAGCCAATCCTAGTGTGGTTGATAGCTTGATGGAGTATTACGGAATGAAAGATGAGAACAAAGACAAGATCTTAGGATGCTTTTAAGGAGTAAAAAATGCAAGAAAAAATACAAATTTTAATGGACTTATTGGAAATTAATAAGGCTCAGGCAACTGATATTGTAGGTAGATATCTCAAAAGCATTAAGGATATTCATGCTTTCTTAGATTTTTATTTCGAAACTTTAGAAAGAGAGAATATCGTAGGGACAACCTATGAGAAATTAAGAAGAGTTTGCAAAAGAGCTGAAATCGAGTTTAAAAAGCGTTTTGAAGACAAAGAAATTTTTTTAGAATGGTTAAAAAATAAATATAAAAACCAAGCTTGCTTTAGACTACATGAAGGAGATTTTGAATATTCGTATTTTGCTAGCTGCGGAAATGGTAAAAAGATTAAAATCAACCAAAAATCAATTGATATCTTAGTTTGCGTAAATGCTTTTAAGCAAATCTCCTATAAAAATGGCGAACCATTAGAAAATAATGAATTTAAAGAAGCCCTACTTGAATTTATTTTCAAAAATCAAGACAGAATAGGAAAAAATTTGAATATTCCTTTGTCGGTTAAAAAAATAGAGAAAGTTTTAAGCCTAGAAGAAAAAAGAGAAATCGAAAAGATTGAAGAAACAAAACTTTTTAATGAAAACAAAGATAGGCTTGAAATTTTTATAAAAAGCAAAAAAGCTTTTAAAAAAATAAGCTAATTTTAAGAAAGCCTGAAATGGAAAAGTATTTTTTAAAAATTGATTTAAAAAGCAATCCTGTACCTTATAAAAGAACGACTCAAAGATCTAAATTTGTGTGCAGGGATTATCTTAAATATTTAGATTTTAAAAAACTCTTGCAAATTGAGTTTAGAAGACAAAATGATATTAGCTGTTTTCAAGCCTTTGATAAGCAAAAAAAATATGAGTTTTCTTTAAAAATAGGATTTAAAAATAAAAAACACGGAGATGCGGACAATATCGTAAAAGGTGTATTGGATGCACTATTTGAAAATGACAAGAATGTTTTAAAGGGAAATTATGAAATTGTTGCCTTTAAAAAGTCTTTTTTAGAGCTAGAAATTAGCGAGTATGAATTTAAAGAAAAGGTGACATAATGACTAGAATAATGACTAATGGCAAAAGCATCACAAAAGAAGAGCTTGTATCAAAGATAGAAAACTACTTTAGTGAAAAAACTGTTTTAAAAGAAACTAAAGAAAGTGTTATTTTTGCACCTAAAACAAAAGTGGGATTAGCCGTGCATTTAGGGATTTCAATGCAAACTTTAAATGAGTGGGAAAAAGATAAAGATTTTGGCGAAATAGTAGCAAATGCAAAACAAAGGTGTGAAATGGATATTGTTAATCATTCTTTAATTGGCACCTATACCCCAAGCGTTAGCATGTTTTTGCTAAAAAATCAGCACGGTTATGTAGACAAACAAGAAGTAGTCAGCGATAATGTACAAAAAATAGAAATTATAAGAAGTGAAATCAAATGAAATTAAAGCTTGACTTTTCTTACACTCCTGCACAACTTAAAGTTTTTGATGATAAAAATCCACGCTTTATAACCGTAGCAAAAGGCAGAAGACTTGGTTTTACAAGGGGAAGCGCTAAGTTTGTCATAGAAAACTTGCTAATGGGACAAAATGTATTATGGGTGGATACTATACAAGCAAACTTACAAAACTATTACGAGCTATATTTTACGCCTGAGCTAAAAAACTTACCTAAAGATTTTTATTCTTGGAGCGTGCAAGATAAGAAATTAATCATTAACGGGGCGGTACTTCATATGAGAAGTGCTGAAAGAAGCGAAAATATCGAAGGTTTTGGTTATGACCTTGTTATCTTAAATGAAGCAGGTATTATTTTAAAAGGCAGCAAAGGGGAATATCTTTGGTATAACGCTATACGCCCTATGCTACTTGATAATCCCAAATCAAGGGCGATTATAGGTGGAGTACCTAAAGGAAAAAATCTATTTTACGAGCTATGTAGAAAAGAATTGAGTGACAAAAATTGGAAACACTTTCAATTTTCAAGCTATGACAACCCTTTTTTAAAAGAAGATCAGATTAAAGAACTTATTGAAGAAGTGGGTGGCGAAGATAGCGAAGTAGTCAAACAAGAAATATATGGAGAGTTTATAGATAGCTCGAGCGCAGAGCTTTTTGCATTAACTGAAATTGAAAATGCGATGAGCAAGAACTCTTTTAGTATTGAAAAAATGCAAGGTGAGAATATTTGGGGGCTTGATGTAGCAAGATATGGAGATGATAAAAGTGTTTTAGCAAAAAGAAAAGGTTTTGTAATTGATGAGATTAAAAAATACTCACAACTTGGAACCATGGAGTTAGCAAATAAAATATTAGCTGAATACAATCAAAGCGAAGACAAACCAAAAGGTATTTTCATAGATACTTGCGGTCTTGGCGTTGGCGTGTATGATGTCTTGTTAAATTATGGCTTGCCCGTATTTGAGGCAAATTCTGCAAATTCTGCAACTAGCAATGAATACTTAAATAAAAGAGCGCAGATGTATTTCACCTTTGCGAAAAATTTAAAACACATGGAGATTATTAAAGATGAAGAATTAAAAAAAGATATGAGAATGATTGAATATGAATATAGCGATAAAGGGTTGTTAAAGATAGTTTCAAAAGAACAATTAAAAAAGAACTACGGCAAAAGTCCTGATGTTAGCGATGCTGTGGCTCTAACTTTTTTTGAAAAATTATATAACAGAAACAATACTAATGAAGATTGGAGCTATGATGGCTGGTGAATTTTTAATGATTTATGATGCTATTGATGCAAACAAAATAAAAAGGCTTTCAAAATTAAGCGATGAGGCTATAAAGTCAAGTCTTGCAAATGAATTTTTAGAGCTTGTATCAGGATTTAATAATATCTCTAAAAAGAAATTTAAAAGAGAGTTTGCGGAGTTCTTATTTGATAAAGGGGTGAATGAAAAAGATGTTCTAAAAATAACAAATTTAAGCAAAACAACAGTATGGAGAATTATGAATGAAAACAAAAAGAACTAATGATGAGAGAATATCGTTTTTAACACAACTCATTAGCGAAAGTAAAAATGGATATGAAAATTACAAACCACACTTTAAAGAATTGCAAGATGCTTATTTGCTTGAAAATAAAATTATGCAAAAGCTAAGAAAAAGAAATAAGTCAAATATCTATATTCCTAAAATTAACTCTAAGGTAAAATACCTAATCACTAGCCTAAACGAAGTTTATTTTAATAGCGAAAGAATGGCAGATATTGAAACATATATCAATAGCGATGATACTATTATAGAGCTTTGGCAAAATGCCATAGATTTTTATAGCGGTAAAATCAATATGTTTAAAATTTTTCAGCCACTTTTTTTAGATGTTTTACTTGTAGGTACTAGCATAGCTAAAGTTACTTGGCATAAAGGAATGCCACGCATTGAAAGGGTGGATATAGACAGTATTTATTTTGACCCAAATGCACTAAATAGCGAAGATATAGGCTATATAGTCAATGAAATTTATCTAACTTATAATCAGATCTATGAAAGACAAAAGCTAGGGTTTTATAAAAAAATAGAAATTGAAAAGCTTTTTGATGAAGATGATGAATATAAAAAAGTCAAACTTTATGATATCTACGAAAGAAAAAGTGATGATACTTGGGTGGTTTCTACTCTATTTGAAAGTAATTTGCTAAGAAATGAAATCGATTTAAAAGATGGACAACCATTTATTTGGGGTTCCATGCTTCCACAGCTCAAGAAAATAGATAATGAAAACTATGTAAGTGCTTACGGCGAACCAATAATGGCTTCAGCTATGCCTTTGCAAGATGAAATTAACATCACAAGAAATCTTTTAATCGATGCTGTAAGATCTCATATTATGCCAAAAATAATAGTACCAAAATCAATGGGAATAAGCAGAGAAGATATAGAAACCTTAGGAAAGCCTATATATACAGATGACCCCAAAGGAATTCAAATACTGCCTCCTCCAAATATAAATAGTTCTGGAATAAATTTGCAATTATTAGAAAGTGAGCTAACAGAGGTAACAGGAATTAGTCCACAAAATAATGGCGCGCAAACAGCAAATAATGAAACAGCAACAGAAATAAGCATAAAAGCACAAGAAGGCGGTAGAAGAAGTGCAGATTATATTAGACAATATAACGAAACCTTTATAGAGCCTTTATTTGATAGGTTCGCAATGCTTGTTTTTAAGTATGGAGAAGATAGTTTTTTTAATGGTTTTCAAAGAGAGGATATTCCTAGTTTTAGATTTAAAATCCAAACAGGTACAGGAGCCATGAATAAAGAAGTTAGAAGGGCGGGAATTCAAGCTAGCATGCAAGTATTTTCACAACTATATCAAATGTATATGAGCATAGGAGATGCAGATTCTGCTTATGGGATTATCAATGCTAGCAAAGAACTTACTAAAGAATTATTACCAATTTTAGGAGTAAAGAATGTAAATAGCCTATTTGCTTTTGAGAATAAGCAAGAAATGCAACAAGGATAAACAATGCTCAATATTGAAATAAAAAGTGATATATCTAAAACCAAAGGAGGAAAGAATTTAATCGAATTTATAAAAGCAAAATATAGCGAATGTTTTTATATAGCTAAAAATAACAACGAAAAAGAAGTGAGGTTAAAAGCCTTAGATACTATGGCTTTTTTAGACATAATAATCAATAAAATAAAGGATGAAGAAGATGGAAAATGATGCTTTAAAAGATTTAATGCAAGCAATATCAGATGAAGGTGATACAGGACAAGCTACTAACAACAAAGACTCTGCGCAAGTAGTAGAAAATGAACCTACGAATGAGCCTACACAAGTAGTAGACAACGAACCTGATTATAAAGCTATGTTTGAGACTTATAAAAGTGAGAATGATAGCAAACTAAATGCTTTAATGAGTGAGCTTGAAACTTTAAAAAATCCAAAGAAAGAACCAAGCGAACAAGAATTGCAAAGACAGCAGTATTTGAAAGAGTTGGGACTTGATGGGCTTGATGAGAAATTAAAAAGGCTTGAAGAGCTTGATAAAAAGCAAAAAGACAAAGAAGAGCAAGATGCACTAATCGCTAAATACGCACAAGTAGAAAGCGAGTTAAGAAAAGCCTATCCTGATGCGGATTTAAAGGCTATGGCAGAACTTGCAACAAAATTAAATGGTTTAGGCGAAGGGAATATTGACAGCTGGAAAACCTTACTTAATTTGGTCGGAAAATCAAATAATGCTAAAAAAGCTGAAGATTTATCAAGTGCAAATAATAATGTAAGAACTAGTGATTTTAACGATAAGTTAAAAAAAGGCGAAGTTAGCGAGATAGATCTCGGTAAAGAATTATTAAGTTTGGTATAAAGGAGAAATCATGGATTTTATAACAGCTTTAAAAGGTGGTACAGGACTAGGTTCTAGCTTTGCAGATACTTTGATGAAAACAAGCAATTTTACTCCAAATTTAGCAAGTAGCAGTGGTGGTTTTTTAAATGGATTAAAAAATTCTTTTAGTAATTTTGGAGATTGGTTATTTAAAAGTTCTGATGCAAATAAAGTAACTAATTTTGATAGATTAGGAAATGTTTTAGGCGGTGCTGGTGCTTTATATGGTGCTTATAATCAGCAAAAGATGGCACAAAAGAATTATGAGCTACAAAAAGATGCTTATAACTTCAATAAGTATCTAGCTAATGAAGAATTAAATAGAAGAAAGAATATGGAAAATAAACTTCAAAATGTTTGGAGTAATTAAATAGATTTGGATTTAAGGAGTTTGTTTTAAAGGGTAAATCTTAACCCCTTGTATAAGGGGCTTTGTTTATTGATTGTTAATTTGCATTGACAACAATAATACAAAGTAGTATAATAACTATTAAGATTTGTAGCATCTTATTTCACCGCCTTTCTAGGTGGTAATTTAGTGCTAAGGGTGGCGACCCTTGGCACCACACCTTTTAAAATTATACACAAACTTCCTTAAATCCTTTATTTTAAAAGAAAGAATAAAGGAAACAAAATGGCATTTTATAACCCACAAAGAGTAGTATTTAATCCTGATACAGGCGTTATACAAAACGCAGGAAAAGTCGGTGGTGTCTTATATGACATCATGAGCAAAAGTTTTGATGATAAAGTTAAAGCTAATGAGTTTCAGCAAGAGCAAGATTTAAGAAAGCAACAAATGGAATTTAATCAGGCTATGCAAAATAATCAGCTTTTGCAAAATGAGAGAAACTTTGATTATCAAAAGGAAAGAGCAAATATAGCAGATCAGCAATGGCAAATGAATTATAACCAAAGAGCTAGACAATATGCCATGCAAAATGCTTTAAGACAGCAAGCAATAAATGCTAATAAGGCTTACAAGGATTTAAATTATCAAAAAGGATTATTAGAACTACAAAAATTACAAAATGAGATAAATACAAAACAAAAAGAGCAAGATTTATTAAATGGAGTTTTTAGTAATAGTCAAGGTTTTGATAGTCAAAACAATGCAAATTTACAAAACAATACAAGATATAAAGCAGATGCTCAGTTTTTAGATTTAGCAAGTAAACAAGGTAAAACATATGATACAACCCATGGTTTTTGGAATGGAGCTATAGAGCGTGGTTTTGGTGGATGGGGAAGTCAAAGCACGGATTTAAATGATGCAAGTGATTTATTCTTAAAAAGAATGCAAAGTGATTTATTAAGGGGTGGTAAAAATGCTAAATGGAATTTAGAGAATATACAAGCCAATTTCCCTATTAATGGTTATACTATGGAAGCAAATAATCAAAGGGTAGCTCAAGCATTAGCAGGAGAATGGTTAGCAGAAGCTCCAAACTCTTTTAAAATGGAATTAGCAGAAAGACTAGGAAACGCAAAAACAAATATTGAGAAACAAAGTGCTATAGAAGATTATAAAAATAATATGGATTTTTATAACAATTATGCTCCAAAGGTAAAAGCTTTTTATTGGGATGAAAAATACTCAAAACCTAGTAAAAATGCAGTAATTATAGGTAATTCAACAACTAATCAAAATATACAAAATGATTTAGCCAAAAATACATTAGAAGTGCAAAATCAAAATACACCAAAATTACATAGCGTTAGTTTTAATGGAATTAATGCTCAAATATCAGAGCCTGATGCTAATGGTAATGTAATATTAGTTAATCAAGCAGGTAGAAAAATGCAAGTTAGCGTAGAAGAATTAAAAAAACAAGGATTAATATAATGAATATAAGAGAATTTTTATTAGAAAAACCACAAGAAAATAACATTATTTCATTTTTGCAAGATGGAATAAGTCAAAGTGAAAATCAAAATACAAGTGAATATTTATCAAATTTAAAAAATGAAGTAATAAATGATTTTTATAAAAATAAAGATAAATATGATAAAGAATATGAAAAATATAATTTCAAAGACCAAAATTTAACAAATCCTATGGGCAATATTAGTGAATATAAAAGGGATTTATATGATTATAATAAAAATCCATCCATGAATGCTGATGATTTAAGTAATTATATTTTAGATAAGCAATCTAAATTTAATGCCTCTAAACCTATTTTTGCTGATGATAATGAAGTAGCAAGAAAAAGTAATCAGTTTATGAGAGATTTAGGCGATGAGTTGCAAAAATCAGGGCGTGGAAGATTATTGCAAGATGATGATGGATCTTATTGGGTGCAAGATAATAACGGAAATTATTCTAAAGTGCAAGGTAGCACAATGAGTGATTTATATCGTGGATTAAGAGATAATGGTGCTAGTATGGCTTTAGGAACAGCAGGTGCAATTGGCGGCACAATGCTAGGTGGCGGAGTTGGTATGGTTGCAGGTGGTGCATTAGGTGCATCTTTAGGGGCAGGATATGATTACTACGGAAATACAAAAGATACAAATCAAGATATGAATTTAAAAGAAGCTCTTATGCTTATGGGCGAAAATGCAGGACTTTCTTTAATAGGAGATGCAGCTTTTGCAGGAGTTGCCAAAGGAGCAAGAGCTTTAAAAAATACCTATAATATGGCAAAAACAGGAGCACAAGCCGGTAAAGATATGATAGATGGCATGGCTGTAAAAGGTGGTAATTTAAAAGAAAATATAGGGGATAAGCTTAGAAAAATAAGCCCTAGTATTTTAAATGATTTAGCTTCACAAGGTAGCGAAACTTCAAAAGCTTATGCAAGAGATCTAATAGAAAGCGGAAATATAAATTATGATGATATATTGCAAAAATCAAGAGCTATGCCTTTAGAAGTTAATCAAGGAAATGCATTAGTTGATGGAGTGGCAAGCAAAATAAAAGATTTCTCAAATACTGCAAAAAATGGTTTTGTAAAAAATACAGCAGACAACGTAACTAATTCACTAAATAATATTAGTAAAAATATAGGTTCAAAAGAAGCAGCACTGAATCAACAAGATCTTATTAATCTTTCTTTTATGAATGATGATTTAGCTAATATGGCAAGAAGTGTTTTAGCAAATGACCCTAAAATGGCAAATAAGGTTGCAAACTCTTTACACTTACAAGATGAGGCTATATTAAAAGAGTTAAATTTAAATAATGCTTCTAAGGCTGATGAGCTTTATGCTTTAAGAGATGCTAGAGCAAAAAGAGCTTATGATGAATTTGGAAAAGGATTTGATAAACTAGATGAACTTAATCCAAATGGTGTAAAAGTAGATAAGCAAACCATAGATGATATAGTTTTAAACTCAAGTGTTTATAGTGAAAGCACACCAGCTATGATAAAAAATTTTATTCATGAAGCAAAAAGCGGTGCATTAGATGGTAAAAGCGTTAAAGAGATTTACGATAGAATTGATGCTATAGGCAATAAAATAAAAGAAAGCTCAAGTTACAACTATAAAGATTTTTTAAATAGCTTAAAAGACGCATTTTTAGAAAATATAGTAAAAAGTGCTGATAATCCCCAAGAAGCAAAAGAGATTTTAACCAAGATTAGAAAAGATTATGCAGATTTTAAAGTATATGATAAAAGTAAATTAGGAAAAAAACTAGAAGGAAGTGAAAAAAAGATATCAAAAGATATAGATAAAATACTTAATGAAACTAATCCAAAAAAGAATTATGAAGCTATAACAAAAGGACTTAATGATGATGAGATTAAAGTTTTAGATAATCAAATAATAACTAGAGCTTTAGAAAAAAATAAAGTAAATATAGGAGATGCCAATAATCCCAAATTTGCAGTAAATTATAAAGCGGTCATGGATAATTTTGAAAACTTTAAACCAAAAAGCAAATCAGGACAAGAGAAGATTGAAGTTTTAAAAACAATAGGTTATTTACGTACTAACTTTGAAACTGTAATAGATGGTATTTTAAATTCAAAAGCAAAAGAACTAGGACATGGAATAAGTACAAATTTCATAGAAAGATCTAAAACAATGCTTGTTAATAATTTCACTGATTATATAGCATTTTATTTTATGAGATTATGGGAAGTTGGCAAAAGAGCTGGAACAAGAATACAAATGCGAAGGGGGTTTAGCAATATAAATAATTTAAAAGATTTTGATAGATCGGCTAAAGAATTTATAGAAAGTATTAAAGATAAAACACTCAAAGAAGAAGCACAAGAGGCTAGAAAAGAATTTAATTCAAAAGTTAAAGATTTAATCAAAGGCGACAACTTCTTCATGGATAAGGCTGATCCTAAAGATAATTCTTTAAGATTTATAGGCAAAAATGACAAAGAGTATACTATAAATAAAGATGTTAGAAATGAATGGATGAAAACTTTCAATCTTAAAAATATCGACGATGAATATATCCCTAATATACCAAAAGAAGCAAAGATAGCTTTAAAAGATAGAGAAATAAAACTTACAAAAGGAAGTTTACTAAAGCTGATTGAAAAAGATAGAATTAAATACATACCACATATCAAAGAAACTTTAGAAAGCCCACAGGCAATCTTAAAAGATAAAGATGATTTTATTTTTATTAAAAATATAGATAATCAAACTTATTTTACAAGTATAGGTAAAGACTATGAAACGCACTTGACTATAATTAGCAATTCACCAAAGAAACAAAATAATATAAAAAATAAAATGAAAAATGCTGAAGTAGTGTATTATAATAATGCGAGAGCCTTACCGACATCTAGGGCATCTTCAGAGACAAAGCAAGTGTCGTTCTCTAACGAAAATTCTACCCAAGCTAAGCCTAAAAAAAACTTAATGGATGATATAAAAGATAATATTAAGAATAAAGAAATAGAGAAAAAGAATAAAAAAAGCGTAAAACAAAGACTTGATGAAAAAATACAAAATGATAAAAAGGCTAGTGAAGATATTCTAAAAAGATATGATAATTTTCTAAAAGAGAATAAAGATTATAATTTTGATTTTTTAGATAATATGAATTTAAATACTGTTGAATACAACTTAACTAGACAGATGATAATCAATGCCAAAGAAAGCACAAATAAAGGTGTAAAAAAAGATATTCCAAGTGCTTTAAGGGGTAAAATCGAACAAGAATTAAACATACAACCTTTAAAAGAATTTGGCGAAAATTATGCAGAATATTATCACGATGGAAAAGGTGCTTTACAAAAACTACTCATTGAAAAACAAGGACAGGTAGCAGGTGCTTTTCATAGAAAAGATTTAGGGGATATTGATTTGGTTTGGGGAGATGGAAACTTTGGATTAAGTCATATTGTCAATCGAAGAGAAGAAGATTTCATTAAACAAGGGTTAAATAAAATAGAAGCAAAAAATAAAGCTTTAAATTTTATAAAAGAAATAGAAAATATTATAAATAATGGAAATGTAAAAAAAGGTAATAATAGAGCTTTTATTGATGTTAAGAATAGTAGAGTTATGGTAGCACTTGATTATAAAGGTAAAGATAAAAAGTGGATTATAACTGCATATAATTTTTATTAATATATCGCCCCTAGCTTAGCCGATACGCACTAAAGCTAGGCTTAATACTGACACTTTAAGCGTGAGTAGTGTCAATGGCGATTATCAATTATAGCATAAATTCATGTAATTATTTTTTAAAATATAAAAGATAATTGAAAAGGAGATAAGACAAATACATGGATAGTTGCAAACTATGAATTACAATAAGAGAAGTGAAAGTTTATATACATCTTTCGCAATTGTAAAGGGCGAGATCCTACCCTTAAGTTCTTAATCAAAATTCTAATAAACAAAACTAAAAACAAAAATAAATTAGTTTTAATTTGTCTTGTTTTTAAAAATATCTAATTTATTTCAAAACACACTATATTTGAAATAGTCATTTTTGGAAAAATCCTTAAAACTAAACTAAGGAGAATTCAAAAATGGCTTTACCTTCAATGGGACATACCTCACCCGCAACGGAAAATGTTAAATTAAAACAATCAATATACGAAACGATTATTAAAATCGGAGCTACTGAAACACCAATTTTAAATAAAATAGGTACTTCAAAGGTTACAAATCCTTTAACTCATAGTTGGATTACTGATACTTTTGAAGAACCAAAAAAGAATGCAAATTTAGAGTTAAGTAAATTTGTAGGTGAAACAAAAAACACAGCTCAAAAAACTACAAATGCTACTCAAATATTCATTACCGAAGCCATGGTATCAAAAGCTTTATTAAAAGCAAATCAATATGGTGGTAATGAAATGGAGTATCAAATAGGCAAAAAAACCAAAGAACATAAAATGGATATGGAATATGCTTTATTTGGTCTAGGCAGAGATAGTGATGTAAAAAAATCAGTTTTCAAAGATTATGTTCAAGCACAAGAAGCAACAAGTGGAGAAATGGCTGGACTTTTTCATTATATCGCTAAAGGAAAAGATAGCTTTGCTGATGGAAAGCGTGGAAATGTATTAGCTTTTGATGAAACAGGAGATTGGAGCGGAACTGCAACAGAACTAACAGAAGATAAACTTAATCAAATTTTGCAAACCATTTGGAATAGCGGAGTTACGCCTAAAGATGTCTTTTTAGGAGCTGACTTAAAAGGAGCTATTAACAAATTTGCTACAAGAATTTTAGGCAATGAAACAAAACTAGCAGGACAAGTAGTAAGCCTTGAAACAGATTTTGGAACGGTAAATTTCCATATGCATAGATTATTAAGCCCTAAATATGGTTTGGGTGATGTTTTAATTGCTGGAGATTTTGAGTATATGAAACATGGGCTTTATATTCCTACTATGATTGAAGATGTTCCAACTGATATTACTGCAAAAGCAAAAAGATTTTATACGCAAAGCACTTTAGAAGTAAGAAATGCTGATGCTTTTGCTATAGGAGTGGGATTAACTAGCGGAAATAATGCAAAGGCTAAAGCGGTTTTAAAAGCAGCAAAAGGTGCATAATGCTTTGTGCTACGGCTAAAAAACTCATTATCGCTAAAGTTAAAAATTCTTACAAAATGATAGAAGATGATGAAGTTTTGAAAGCCTATTTTATGGAAGCATTTTATTATATTTCATCAAAATGTGTTCCTAGCGTTCTTTTAAAAAATGTAGAGCAAGGCGAAAAAGTTTTTAGGCAAGTTAGAAATAATCATTTTTTGATTATTCCTGATGAGCCTGATTTTGACAATGAAAAAGAACATTTAATGATAGATGAAACACTTAGTTTTGCTGTGATTAATTATGTTTGTTATTTGATTACAAGATGCGAAGAAAAAGACTTTCTGGCATTATGTGACAAGATAATTTATGAGTATATAGCTAATGATGGCAAGGAGCTTGATGATGAAAGAACATGGTTGTAATTGTAATTTCACAAAAAAATTTAATAGAGCTTTGAGTTATAAAGACTATGTGCAAAGTATAAATAGTGCTGATTTTATAGCTTATTTAGATGATAAAAAATGGCTTTTAGCCATGGATGATCTGCTTTTCTTTTGTGAAAAGAGAATTAAAGATAGTGATTATTATGAAGGTTAAAAATGGGAACAAGCTTAAATGAATTAAAAACAGGTAGAGAAAAACTTGAAATCATAAATCAAGTTTTGGCAAGAATAAACAGCATTTCAGAAGCAATAGACAATACAAGACTTGATGAAGTTGTAGGCTTAAAACAAGCTTGCGAATCTTTAAAAAATGAATGTTTAAAATTTAAAAATGATATTGTAGATAAAAATGATGATATTTTAAGCAAATATGATGATATTTTAAGCAAATATGATGATATTAATAAAAAATATTCAAATATAAGTGAAAAATACAACAATGTAAATGCAAAATTTGATTATATTAAAGAAGCGTATGAAGATTTTTCTTTAAATAAACAAGAAATACAAAACATTAAAGATTTTTTAGAAAATAATACAGAAGAATTTGAGAATTTAAAAAAAGATATACAGAAATATGAAGAAATAAAATTTAATTTAGATAATTATATTAATGAAATTAAACAAAATAAAGATTTTGTAAAAGAATATTTTGATTTGAACACAAAAATTAAAGATGAAATTTTAAGTGAACTTAATCATGCTTTAGAAATTGTAGATAGCTTACATTTAAATGTTGATGAATTAAAAGAAATAAAACCTGAATTAATAAGTATTAAAAAAGAAGTAAAAGATTTAGCAAATGAAGCAAAATTAGTAGTAAGTGAAGCAAGCGAAATTATAAAAAATAAAATTAACACTATATTCTTTGAAAACCAAAGATTAAATCAAGAAATGATAGATAGTGTTAAAAAGCTAGAAGAAATTAAATTTGATATTGGAGTTAAATATAAAGAAATAGCTAGTGCATATGAACTACTTTTAGAAAGCAAGCAAAATATAGAAGAATTAAGAGAAGTTATAGCTTTATATAAAGAATTTGAAAATGATATAACATCTTATTCCCAAATTATAAAAGATTTTAAAAGTAAAATAGAAAATTTAGAACGAGATTTAAAATCACAGTCTGAAAGTATCTACTCTTCTTTAAATGATAAACAAAATGAAATATTAAAAAATTTAAATGAAGTAAAAAATGAAGCTTTAGTTAAATTTGATGAACTTACAGCAAAATGTGAAGGGTATAAAATACATTTTGAGCAAAGTTATGATAGGTTTAATCAAAGAGCTTTGATAGCTAATGAAGATTTAGGTAGGTTAGCTGAAGTTGCTAAAAAAGAACTAGGTAATGATAAGTTAATTTATGAAACAGAATTAAAAGTTTTAGCTGAAGAAACAATAAAACAAATGGAAGAAATGCTCAAAGGTTTAAGTGATGAAAGAAATGAAGTCACAGAGGTTTTTGAAACTCAAAAGAAAGAATTTACTACTCTTGTAGATACTTCTAAAGTTATGATTGACAACTTAAATCATATTTTTAATGCGAATTATCAAGCAAAGAAAAATGAGTTTAGTATTATTTTTAATGAAAAATTGCATAGTTTAAACGAGAATAAGCAAGATTTTTTAAATGAGCTTGTGAGCGCAAAAGAAAACGGACTTAATGAGCTTGAAACTAAAAAAGGTGAGTGCATAGATGAGATTGACAATCAAGCAAGAATCTATGATATAAGTGGTGTTAAGGCTAATGTTGAATATCTTCTTTCTTTGCTTAATGAGAAAGATGATGGTAAAGATGATGGAATTAAAGATGAAATTGCAAATATAGAGCAAGGTATAAAAGATAAAGAACAAGAGCTTGAAGAGATAAAAAAGCAAATTGAAGAAGCTTTAAACAATAATGATGAATTAAAGCAAAAAAATGAGGAATTAAAGGAAATTAAAAATCAAATCGATGAGGCTTTAAGTCAAGAACCACCTGCTGATACAAGCGAACTTGAAGAGAGAAAAGAAGAACTTGAAAATCAAATTGCTGAGCTTGAAAAAGAGATTGCTGGTGAATTAATTAACAAAAAAGAGGAAATTGAAAAAGAACTTGAAGAAGCTAATCAAAACTTAGAGGACAAAAACAATGAGTTAGAGCAAAATGAAAAAGATAAAAAGCTAATTACACAAAAAGTATTAGATATAACTATTAAAACTTTAGAAGCACTTATAGATACAAAAGTAAGTTTAAATGGCGATGAAGAGATAAATGGAAATAAAACTTTTGCTAATCCTATTTTAGTAAAAGTAGATCCAACTAATGATAACCATTTAGCAAACAAATCATATGTAGATACAGTCGGAAATAGCAAAGTTGCATTAAGCGGAAATCAAACCATAGCAGGTGTAAAAACATTCTCAACACCACCTGTATCAGCAACTAATCCTACTGCTAACAATCAAGTAGCAAACAAATCATATGTAGATACAGTCGGAAATAGCAAAGTTGCATTAAGCGGAAATCAAACCATAGCAGGTATAAAAACCTTTAATGCAGCGCCTGTGTGTAGTGCCAATCCCACAGAAGATGCACAATTGGCAAGAAAATGGTATGTGGATTATGGTGGTGGAATTAAGAACTTAGGAAATCAAACAGCACCAAAAATAGATTTAAGACAAGCTCAGCATTTTATCTTAACAATGACGGCCAAAGGAGCTATTGGTATAGCAAATTGGGCTGGTGCTGGCAAAAGTGGAACTATCACTGTCAATAATGCTCAAAATATCACTGCTTTTTCGGCACCTTTTAAATTTAGAATAGCTCAAAGTGGATTTAGTGGCACTGAAACTTTTGCTTATTTTTG